GCGTCAGTAGCATCGACAGTAGCAGCGTAAGTAGCATCGTAAGTAGCATCGTAAGTAGCAGCGTAAGTAGCATCGTAAGTAGCAGCGTCAGTAGCATCGACAGTAGCAGCGTAAGTAGCATCGTAAGTAGCATCGTAAGTAGCAGCGTCAGTAGCAGCGCGAGTAGCAGCGTCAGTAGCAGCGCGAGTAGCATCGACAGTAGCAGCGCGAGTAGCATCGACAGTAGCAGCGCGAGTAGCAGCGTCAGATTTGTTTTTCCTGCAATGCCATATCCACGCAGATGCGCCGTACGCAAAAGCCATTACTCTTGGACTTGGCACAATAACAACTCTAGGTTTTTTTAATTTAGCAGCAGCATAAATCCCTTCAATAGCGGGTACTATTTTTTCTGCCTCAATAGGCGCAGTTCTTAATGCTATTGCAATCCACTCTTTAGCATATAGGTCTAATTTAGCTTTTTCTTGTGGCGTTATGCCACCTTTTGCTTCTGTTTTAGTTCTAATAATTTTCATCTATATAACTCCAAATAACATGCATACCAGGCATAAAATAAAGCCAGTAGCAAAGTAAATAATGCAATCTAATTTATCCATTATTCGCCTTTCAAGTCCGCGCACATTTCGTCAATCTTTGCCATCGTGCCACTTTTAAACTTCTCACCATATGACCATGTTGCATTAGGGTCATTACTTAAAAGTTGATCTACGGCCCACGCCCATGAGAGATAACTAAGGTTGCCCTTTTTTTCAATGTGCTTATTAACATTAATCTTGCTTAGTGTTTGATAGTTGCTCATGATCTACTCCAAATATTTCATTAAATTTATCCAGTTGTTCGTTAAACCAAACATTCTGCTCTGTGAGATATTGCTCAAACTCTTCAATCTCACTTTGTTGTTGATAATCCGCACCATCACTCATCATCAATCTCCGTATATAGTGGCAATCCCATCTCTTCTAAAAACTTACCTTGTTCTAAAGTGTCCTCTTCAAGGTTAATCAACATATCGCCGTTATAAATGCTGTGGTTTTCGTATAACCACTCTCTATACTGTTCAGCTAAAGTCATTCCCATTCCCCTCTATAAAATAAATTAGTAACCGCCACATCACTTTCACGCTCAAAGCCTAAGCCGACCATCCAGTGCTGTATCAAGTGCCAGGTGGTGACATGTTGATTCTACCAACAACTAGTAGTACAAATACCATTTATATTGCAACAAGTCTGACAGACAGTCATCTGTCCATTAGGGCTGTATATATAATTATTGCTGCACTCTGCTGACGCTGCCATTGATGCTGTTGCTAACAAGAATGCTACTATTAAATTTTTCATTACTTACTCCTTTGTTTAGAATGGAATATCTTCTTCTATATCTTCGATTGTTTTGGATGCAGGTGCTGGCTTGCTAGCTGGCTCTGCTGTAGATGAATCCGACTTGTTACCTGTCAGAGTAACCTCATTTACACGCAAGCGTAATGAAGTTCTTTCCTCACCTTCCTTTGTCTTATACTTGTTGGTTGAAATTTCACCAGTAACACCAATCTTCATTCCCTTTGTAAGAAAAGGTGCTAGTGATTCACCACGTTTGCCAAACAAACTACATTCTAGCCAATCTGTCTGTGCTTTATCTCCGTAGCCACTATTCAATGCTACGCTAAAACTTAATACTGGTGATCCGTCAGGTAAAAAGCGAAGTTCTGCATCTCTTGGCAAGTTTCCTATTGCTGATAATACGTTCATGTGTTTCTCCTAGTAATTAAATTTGTTATCGCTTGGTGTTGCTAAATACAGCCACCCATCAAAGTTTACTGGCAACGTATCTATTTTTAATGCAATGCCACCTTGCCGTGTTTCTGTTGTAATGCCTACCTTTGCCCAATATGATTTTTTTTCTCCATCCTCGTCTTTATATGTGCCAATCTTTGCTACTACGTTTAACTGTTCTTCCATTATAAACCTTTCAACCGTTCAATAACTTGCTCAACTTCTAAGTTAAATTCAATAACTGCCTTTGCAATACTGTCAATTACTTCATCATCACGCTCAACTCTTGATATAAACAATTGCATATTTTCTGGCAGCTCTGGACAATATGATACAAAGTCACACCATTTCCTGTTAGTACAGGCTAACTGCCATTGTATTTGCTTGATGTATTTTGCAGGCACTTGTTTGCCTAACAGCGTTTCAATGTGCGTCTTAGTCATAGGACATTTAATTTCAATCAACCCATCCTTACCTACAAGACCATCTGGACTAGCCCCTGACATACTGACAGTAAGGTGGTCACAAAATGAAACCTGCTCAACAAACACTTTGTTTTTAATCTCATAGGCAGACCTAGCAAAAGGCTCTAATTCTGTGCCACGTTGCATATGCGAGTTAGTAAAGCCATCTGTAGGATCGCCTGACAATCTCTCACACACAAGCTCTATGCGATAGTTAGACCTAGACTGAGATTCACCTGATTTAATCTGTGACATTACATCTGCAATTCTACTAGCCGTTACTTTGCCTAAACGAAGCTGTTTCCACTCATCACTTCCCTGCTCTATTTGATTAGTCATTATTTTTTCTCTTCAAATAATGATGCCATTTCTTGCGACGCTTTAACAACAAGAGCATGAGCTTTTTTGTCTTGCCCTATCTCTTGGATAACGGCTTTGTACACTGTTGTTAATTCATCGCGTGACTTGGTATCAGTAATCTTTTTAACTATAGCTTCAATATCAACAGGCTCTTGCTCTGGCAGGTCTTCACCAGCATAGATATACAATCCTATACCGTGCAGCGCAATCGCCTTTGCTAGGCACCTTTGCATAGCTGTGTTGACATCCATTGCATTAGGGTTTGGTATGGCTTTGTTTTTATAATCCATAACTGGCAGTTGAGCAGTCATTTCCTTGTCAAATGCCTTAACCGTACAGAACACCATCAACGTATCATTAAAACTGACTGGCTCTCCATAACTCCATGTAGCTGTAGGGTCTTCGCTTAATAGCTGGTCTACTGCCCATGCCCATGATAGATAAGTTAAATTGCCTTTCTTTTCTGTGTGTTCGTTTACATTAATTTTACTTAGTTCTTTATACGTTACTGTCATCATGTTCTCCAAATGTTTCGTTAAAATTACTTAATTGTTTTTTAAACCATTGCGACTGCTCTTCCAAATACTGCTCCAACTCTTCTACTTCTTGTTGCTGCCTAAAATCAGCTCCATCAGTCATCACTTACCACCTTTCTTTATGTTTGCTAGGGCTTGTTTCATAATATTTCCACCACACCATTTTTGATCATGCAGGCATTTTTCCAAGTATGTGCGTGAGCGCCTTTGCTGAATTTGCAATCCATTAATTTAACTTCTTTAAGTCTATCTATCTCTGCGTGTGCTTCGTTAATTTCTACTAAAGCTATAGAACAAAAGAATACAAACACAGCGATTACTGCATAAATAAAATTAGTCATTTTCAGGATCCTTAATAATTAAATCATGTATTTGGTCGATAACAACATCGGATAGTAACATTTGGATATTTGTGCTGCTATCTAAGGTTTCGATAGAGTAAATATCCACGTCATAGCCAGCAGGACTGTCTCCAGTTCCGCACGGGTCATTTTCTTTGGTGAGTTTAAAATAGACGTCTAGGTCAACGTCCTTTAGTGTGAATGTTCTAAGTGTCATAATAATCCCTTTATCGTGTTAATAATTGTTAGTACCACTTCATATTAATATCTTTAATATATCTTGTCAATAACTCTTTACATTTATTTTTATTAAGTTTACTATTCGGTTTCTCTCAAGAGATTTTTTAAACAATTAAGGAATTATATGAAAGTAAAGAATTGGCAAGACTTCCAGCACTTTAAAGACAGACGGCCACCGTGGATTAAATTGTACAGGGAAATACTAGATGACCCAGACTGGCATAGTCTCTCTGGCGATGATGCAAAGACCTTAATTATGATTTGGTTATTGGCAAGTGAAGATAAAGCGATGGAAGGCAACATTCCAGACCTAAGAACGGTTGCTTTTAGACTGCGTTCAACAGAAAGTAAAGTAAATCAATCACTTACCAAACTTTCTAAATGGCTGTATCAAGATGATATCAACATGATATCAAGTTGTCATCAAGTTGATATACCAGAGACAGAGACAGAGAAGAGAAGAGACAGAGACAGAGACATACTTATGTCTGATTTTGAGTTATTTTGGAATAACTATCCAAATCGAACTGGCAAAGATAAAGCATTGCAATCATGGAAAAAAGCAAAGCCTAAAATTGATGAAGTTTTATATGCTTTATCATGGCAAGCAGAATCAGAACAGTGGACTAAAGATAATGGGCAGTTCATACCTAATCCTGCAACGTATATTAATCAAGGGAGATGGAAAGATGAGCCTGTAAAGAAAGGAGCTGCATTTTGATATACCCTGACGATGCAAACGACTTTAGCGATATGATGGATGCGACATGGCAGTCATTAGGTAGAAATACCGTTGATCGCGCTACAAAAAAGTATTGGTTTGGGAAACTGCAAACTTATAATTTGGGTGATGTAGCTCAAGCCTTTGATAAATATCTAGATGCAAATAGAGAAACATTGCCACACTTCAACGACATCATTAATTTCATCAAGCCGAATGATAACTTTTACGCTATTGAAAAGAAGCCATTAACATTAGCTGAAAATAAATTGGCGTCAGCTAAAGTTATGCAGCATATTGCTAAAAACTTAAACCCAAAACAAGACATGCTACTTTGGGCAAAAAAGATAATGGAAAACCCTAAAAACTATCCGCCAATTTCACTAAAATTTGCTAAAGAAGCATTAAGCAAAGGATATCAAGATGAATGATTTGATTTTTGTAATTATTTGCACAAGCATTAGTATCTAACATTGAAATTTGTACGCAACATTATAGATGGAAAAATAAACCAAAAGTATTATGTACAATCTGGAGTTTATACAATTTGCGCTGTAAAAATTAAAGGCAAATTAAGATACGAGCTTTGGGAAAAAAGGTCTGGAATTGCAAGGTTTATTGCAACAGATACAATTGACAATTTGAAAAAACATAAGGAACTAAAATGAGAATTACAGATAAAGATTATTATGATATATTAGAAGTTTTAAAAGAAGGTGGCACAGTAAGAGATGTAACGGCTGCTCTTTGCAAGCCCAACAGCTACTTCTCAAGTGTCATTTTTCGCATGAAAAAACGTGGCTGGCTAAGTGACTATAAAGTAAACATTAATGGAAAAATAACATCCATTCTAACAAGTGTGCCGGGTGCAGAAAAGGAGATTGAAGATCTTTTCTACAATAAGAATCAAGCAAGCATATTGTATGAAGAGAAAATAAAGAAAAAAGAGAATAAAAAAATAGAAAAAGAATACGAGGAAAACAAAAAGTATGATCCGCATGAAGCCATTACTGTGGTTGGGAATGTAACAACGGTTAAAGGCTTCGACGGTTATCATTCAGGAAAAATAGATCGCGTGAGCAAAAAGAATTATGCGAGAGGGCATAGTTACAACTACTAGACCCAAAAGCTGGAAGGCAAAGAACGTTTATATATTCTAGCATTCCAGCGACTCTCTTATCTTGGATTGTTGCAATTAGATAAAAATTAGTGTATTTTATAAAAATAGAATATTTAGGGCGGTGAGTCTCCGATTAATTAATTAGACTTGCAATATAATTAATGCGTTGCAACAAATTGGGTACATGGCTCACGCGCCCTAAATGTTTTATCAATATCAACCGTTATCACACCGATTTAAAATTACCTGCCTATGCTACCCTATAGGCTCACCGATTTAAACAAGCCACAAAGTCACGCAGATACAAAAAAGCCCTATTTAAAGGGCCGATTGATAGACAATATGGTTATAATTTCCAAACATTTCTAATATTGTTTAAGAATCTATCCGCATAAATCTTTGTGGTTTCATAATATTCAGAGAATCGCTCAACCGTTAAAAAATTATTACGCCAGTCAAAGTAAATTGTTTCGGCTTCTTTGGTGTTCGGATGAATTCTTGCTAATTTATGTTTCATTTTATTTCTCCATTGTGTAGTTTATCGTAGTGGCTTAAATAGCCCACCAAGACACTGTTTAGAATGTCTTATTAGATAGTTATTTCAGCATTGGTGAGATTAGTAACGCGTAGGTTAACGCATCTACAAAAAGCCAGATCAGTATTACTACTAGAATATATAAAGCCCAATCATGTTTCATTTTTAATTACTCCCATTGAAGGAATAACATCGTCAGCGTAATAATAACCCGCAGTAGGTTGCTTTAAATTCTTAATAATTTTGTCTGCTAATTGTAGTAGTGGTTCGGTATTATATCCATCATCCCAAAAACATTTTAATGCGGTATTGTAGCTGATTGCGATTTTATCATTCATAATATTCTCCATTGTGTTGGCTTAAATAGCCCACCAAGACACTGTTAAATGCCTTGGTAGATAGTTAAGCTGCAGGCTTAGGCCATTTAAGACCCAAGCTTAAAATAGCTGCTTTGAATTCTTTAATCAAGCCCTCTTGCCTTTCTTTTAAAAGCTTAGTTAATTCCGCTTTAGGCAAGCATAACTGAACATCGGTTGCCTCAGGCCATACTGCACATGAACGGGCTGCGTTTAAATCTCTTTCTTTACCTTTAGCAAGGCCGTTACAGTCTAGATTCCCAGCATGATATACAGTGTTAGCAATATAGTGAAGGGGACTATCAGCACTCATTAAATGCCATTTAATAAAAGGCTTTAATTCTGGAAAATGCTCGATTATTTCTCCGTGGATACATCCGCACATATCACAATCATTGCGTCTTTTGGTTTCGTAAACTGAGCCAGTAATACTAAATGACTCATGCCCGTTGCCGCACTCATCATCGAAGCGAATAACAGCCTCAATTTTGCCGCCCTTGTTACCGTATGGCTTTATTAGTTTAACGCTCTGTTTTGTTATAATGCCCGTTTCTTCATTCGTTCTTATGGCACTAAAGTCTGCATCATACTTTAAAAGTGTTCCCGCTCTCTCTTGAATAACTTTCATAATAATTCCTTTATAGTTTAGTTTATCGTATGGCTTAAGCAGCCCAATAAAGCCCTTAGTGAAGGCTTTATTAGATGGTTAA